CATTGCGCGATCATCGACGAGTACCACGCGCACAAAACTGACGAGGTGTATATTGTTTTAGGCCAGGGTATGTCGGGCCGGGCGCAGGGGATAGAAATTATTATTACTACAGCGGGGTTTGATCCATATGTTCCATGCGTCGATGAGGAAGCATACGCCAAATCGTTGCTATCCGGGGAGCAGGAAAACGAAGATTATTTCGCGATTATTTTTACCTTGGATGATGATGAGAAGGGAGAGAAATGGCGGGACAAGAATTTATGGATAAAAGCGAACCCGGAGCTAGGCCGCGGGAAACCCTGGGAGGGTATTGAGCGTGATTTTAAACTTGCCGAGGGAAAACCGCAGGAAGTAAACAAATTCAAAAACAAGCACCTGAACATTTGGACCAGCTCACAAACAGGCTGGCTGTCAGACGATGTCTGGAAAAAAGTATGCACTCCGTTTGATATGGAGCAAATGGAAGGGGCGCCGTGTTATGCCGGAATTGATTTGTCTACCACGGTTGACGCCTCCGCCTATGCCTTATGCTTTCCCTGGGAAAACAAATTCCGTCTATACCTCCGGATCTTCTTGCCGGATTATGACATATTAGAACGTATTAAAACCGAGAAAGTCCATTGGGACCAGTGGGCAAAAAATGGTCATGTCATTCTCACGCCGGGAAATAAAATTGATTACGATTTTATCCAAGCAAAATTAGAGGAGGACGCGGAACGGTTTGACCTGCAGGCCATCGCATACGATCCATATAATTCAAGTCAATTTGTCGTCAATCTGATTAAAGCCGGATTTGAAGATATCCTACAGGAATTTCCGCAGTCTTGGAAATACATCAATGCTGCCACAAAAGATTTTGAAATAAAAGTGCTTGGAGAGGCCTTAGAAGTTTATCCCAATCCCTGTATGGATTGGATGGTCGGGAGTACGGAGGTCAGGACGGACGCAAACGGGAATTATCGACCGGTCAAGCCGGACAAACGGAAGTCAAAAAAGCATATCGATGGGGTATTTGCGGGGCTGATGGCGGTGAGTACTGCGGTCCGGGACACCGAGGGGGAGAGCGTATACGAGACAGAGGGAGTGATAATTGTATAAATCCGCAGCCGTTGGCAAGGCGGAAAAAAAATAATCTAAACGGGGGTACTGTATGGTACAAAAAGAAGTTGCCGAACTTCAAAAAATCGATGTAAGGGAAGTTGTTGTCAGTGTGAAGGGAATCTCGCCGCTAATAATGCATAGGTGGGATGACAAGGCGAAAAAGAAAATGCTTGACAAGCAGATGAAAAAAACAGTTAAAAAAGAAGCTAAGGACCCTGAGCAGCAATTCAAATCGTCGGTGTATTGGTTGGGAAAAGAACAAGCCGGGTTTCCCGCCGATGCTTTTAAGAAAGCTATGGTCCGCGGTGCGAAACAATTAGGGTTGACAATGACAGATATGCGGACAGGCTTTTTCGTACATGGGGAATATGTTGAGGGTGAAGATCGGGAACTTATCCCGATCAATGGGGATGTTTCGAAGCGGGAAGATATGGTTCGGATATCCGGAGGTACAAGCGATATACGATACCGGGGCCAGATATCTAATTGGTCGGCTGAGATTAAAATCAGTTATAATGCCGGGATTATCAGTTTCGACCATATTGTAAACATGCTTGAAGCTGCGGGGTACGGTGTGGGTGTTGGTGAATGGCGGCCGGAAAGGGACGGAACATTTGGCCGTTTCCAGGTGGTTGTGTAAATAATGTTGATGTGGCAAGGCTTGGCTTGGCAGTTGTGGCATGGCAAGGCTCGGCATGGCACGGCATGGCAAGGCAAGGCATGGCAGTTGTGGCACGGCGGGGCGAGGCTCGGCCTGGCAAGGCATGGCAAGGCACGGCAGTTGAGGCACGGCACGGCGAGGTTGGGCGGGGCGCGGCGGGGCCCGGCGAGGCATGGCTTGGCAGGCTAATAAATTACAAGGAGTATGTTTATGGTTTATGATTTTAAGGAAGGGTCAAGGTTTAACGGAGACGCAGAGGCAATCTATGGGGAAATACTATCAGTCGGTGAACATGCGACTCCTCAAGATGTGGTAAAAAAAGCGAAGCTGAAAAAATCAGCAATGCATCATTGCTTTGAGTGGGACAATGAAATCGCTGGGGATAATTGGCGATTTCATCAGGCCAGGCGACTTATTGCTGCAATAGTTATCTATGATAAGCCGGAAACAGAAGGGATTGAGCCGGTGATAATGCGAGCTTTTGAAAATGTTACAATTGATTCGGATTCGAATACAAGGGGATATGTAACAAGGGAACAGGTAATCGTCAATCCAGATTATCTTGAAGAAGTGAAGGCCGAGATTGTGAGTGCAATAGACGATTTTACTAAGCATTTGAATACGTACAAAGATGTTCACGGAATGGAAAGAACAGTACAGAGGATTGTCGACAGGGTGGGAAGTGCGAAAGAATTGATATTTACTTAGGCAGTTCCGGCTTGGCAGGGCTTGGCAGTTGTGGCATGGCCAGGCTGGTCATGGCAAGGCAAGGCAAGGCGGGGCGTGGCAAGGCAGTTAAGGCGTGGCTTGGTGAGGTAGGGTTGGGTTGGGCTGGAATGTTTTTAAATAAATTTGATCGATCCTTGGGAGGGGAGATTGACGGGCGAAGATTTTCTTGAATTATACCGAGGGAGCCCGGAATTACGGCAACACATAATCAGGACCGCGAAACGGCGCAGCAGACGGCAGGTACTACAAGAAGAATATGTACAAGAGGCCTGGCTGGCGATAAGTTGCGCCCCTGCCGGATATTCCATGGAAGCTTATTACGAGATTGTTGATAAAGTTATTTATTCCGCATGCTGGCAAAACAGGAAAGAATATCTTTTAATGCATTGCGTACATATCAACGAGGGAAAAACCCCCGAGCAGCCGACAGACAGAGATGAATATTTTATGGAAACAGAGGATAAATTTAAAAAAGACAACCGAAATTGACTAAAAAACAGTAGAGATATTAGAGATATACACTACTAGGTGAAGAAAGGTATTTTTTTCATACTTTTTCCTCCTGGGGCTGCCAGGCTTTTGTTTGGCAGCTTTTTTAAATTTAAAGAGGTACGGGTGACATTTTTAGACAGATTGAAATACACCGGAAAAACAGTGCGGGCTATTTTCGCGGCATACAGAGAACAGAGTGTCGCGGACCTTGACCGCTGGATGGACGCAACATTCGGCGGCGGCGGGCGGTCAATCTCGGGATCAATCGTTGACGGAGAAACGGCACATAATTTCAGCGCATTTTTCTCCGGCGTATTCCAGATATCGCAATCGATAGGCAGTTGTTCTTGTCAGGTTTTTGACAAGCTAGCCGATGCCGGAAAAAAACCGGCATTTTTTAATCCAGTTTATAACCTGTTATTTCGGAAAGCGAATCCTTACATGAATTCGTTTATTTGGAAGGAAATGATGCAGCACCACGCGATTGTGTGGGGTAATGGCTATTCCTATATCGAAAAAGATGGGGCCTATCGACCGAAAGCATTATGGCCGCTGTACCCGGACCGGATGAAGGTGGAGATCAACGACAAGGGAAAGCCTGAATATATTTACCGTAATCCAAAGACAAACAGTGACCACGTTTACAAATGGGACGAAGTATTTCACCTTGCCGGATTTGGGTACGACGGGCTGTCAGGGTATTCATTATTAAATTTGCATAAAGAGGCAATCGGACTTGGGCTGTCACAGCAGGAATTCACCGAACGGTTTATTTCTAACGGCGCGAATATTTCCGGAATATTTATCCACCCTGGTAGATTTAAAGATGAAAAAGCAGTTGAAAACATAAAGAAATCGATACGGGAAAAATATAGCGGGTTGCGGAATTCCGGGCGGTTCATGGTCCTGCAAGAAAATATGGATTTCAAACCGTTGTCTATGCCGTTGGCGGATGCTCAGTTTTTGGAGAGCAAGGTTTTCCAAATCCAGGAGATTGCACGGATCTTAAATATTCCGCCGCATAAATTAAAAGATATGTCAAACGCGACATACTCAAATATTGAACATCAACAGATTGAATATATCACGGATACTATCCGGCCTTGGGCGGAACGATGGGAAGCGGCAATTGATACGCAGCTTTTAAGCCGTGACGCGCAGAAAGGACAGAAGCGGACATTCGCGCAATTTGACTTAAACCAGCTTATCAGGGGCGATACAAAAACCCAGGCCGATGCATTAAAAACCCTGCGATATGCCGGGGCGTTGAACGCTGATGAAATGAGAGAGGACTTGGGACGTAATCCGATTGAGAATGAAACGGTAGGAGAAATGTATTGGATGCCGGTCAACATGACAGACGCGGCCAACCCGGTGCAGCCACAAACAGAATTGACGGAGAATGACAATGAAAAAAAAGATGAAATCGAGGAATAAATTTTATTCCATTCAGGCGAAAGACGACAGCGCGGAGATTTCTATTTTTGATGAGGTCGGCTTTTGGGGAACGTCAGCCGAACAGTTTAAAAATGAATGGAACGATATCAAAGATAAAAAAGATATCAGGCTTTTGCTGAACTCTCCGGGCGGAGATGTCTTTGCCGGTATCGCTATTTATAATCTGGTTGCGTCAAAGCGGGACAATGTCAGCGTTGAGATTTTAGGGGTGGCAGCTTCCGCCGCTTCTATTGTTGCACTGGCGGGAAAAGATTTAATCATGCGGGAAGGGTCTTTTTTCATGATTCATAATCCCTGGGGAATTTCAATCGGTGACAAAAACGATATGGCTAAAATGTCGAACGACTTGGAAAAAATCGGTGGCGAGATTGCACGTATTTATGAGAAACATTCAGCTTTAAATCTTGATGAAGTGACCGCCGCCATGGATGAGGAGACCTGGTATACCGCGGAGGAAGCGGAAGAGGCCGGGTT